AATCATACTCAAGAAGAAACTTTTGCTAAGGTTCTGGAAGCAGAAGCAGCACGAATTCAGGCATTACAAGACGAACAGGAAGCTGAAAGAAAACCAGTAGAGCCTAAGGTAGAAAAGAAAAGCAAATAATTTGCGTTAGCATCAATTAGGATGAAGCGCCGAAGTAATTATGAGCGATAATAGAAATAAGAAACCAGCAATAGACGAAGCCGTTTTGGATGAAGCGGCTCCTGATATAAATGAACCCCAGACTGAAACGACAGAGGAACCACAAGCTGAAGAAACTGAAGCTACATCAGAGGAAACAGCTTCAGTTGTTGAAGATACACAGGAAACAGAAGATACGCAAGAAGAAACTCCAGCTGCAGAAGCTGAACCCAAAGCTCCAGTTGTTGATGAAGAAACCCAAGAACAGAAAGACCAAAGATATAGAGAGCAGCAAACTGAAGCGCAACTCCAAGCCGCCAAAAACAAAGCTATCATTGACAAAGTAGATGAGGCTAAGAATATTCCTGAACCAACTCCCAAAGAATTGAAAGCTTATGTTGCCGGACTCGGTGTTGACTGGGATGAGTTGACTTTGTTTGAGCAATCAATGGCGAAAGCCAATTACAAGTCAGAGAAAAGCCTTGCATTGATAACTCAAGCGACTGAAACAACCAAAAAGATAGACGAATGGGCTAAGGGTGTAGATACTTTTATAGATACTACTATTGATAAGCCGGAATTCGTGGGATTAAGTGGTCATGAAGCGGAGTTTAGGAAGTTCTGTATGCAAGAATCACATCGCGGAGCCGATATTCAAGGCTTATTACTCCCGGCATTTCTACACAATCTACCAGCACCGACTAAAAATAAAGGTTCTTTGTTTGAAAAGGGCGGAGGGGGAGAGAAAGAAACAAAGCCCGGTAAGATTACGGATGCAGATCAGGCCAGAAGCCTTCGTGAAACCAATCCAAGAGAATATAAGAGGCAATTAAAAGCCGGTAAGATTGAGATTGAGGTTTAAATCTCCATTTGAGGTGTAAGTAATCCTTCTTTTCTCCTAAGTTGTAAATGTTGAAATCTTCTTTTATCCGGTTCACATAGCATAATGATGTTTTGAGGCTTATTATTAGTTTCATCTCCGTCTATATAGTATTGCTGACATTCATCCGCGCTACAAATCTGACATTCTGTTTCCGCAACAACTGTTTCGCTTTGCTTTTGTTCAATTATTTCTATTATATGTTTTGGGGAAACGCCGTAAAGCCTAGCGATTGATGAGGGAATGTAACGGTGGAAATAATAAAGTGTGTGAATTGACCGAATATCCCGAATTGTCATTGATTTATTATATCATAAGGTAAAAATCTTTACCAAATAAAGCTATTTTATTGTTTGCAAGGCTATTGAGAATAGCCTAATATTTACTTATGGCAACATATCCGACAAAGTTAGCAGAAATCTTTAGCACCAAAGTAATGGTGATTTATTATGCCAATTCAGTCGCTGAAGATATTACCAATACAGACTACGAAGGAGAAGTAAAAGACAAAGCCTCAGTCCTCAATATAATGACATTCGGCAAAATCCTCTCACATGATTATACAGGCGCTAATATGGCGGTTGATGACTTAACAGAGTCGTCAGGACAACTCACAACCAATCAAGCCAAAGATTTCTACTTTAGAGTTAAATCTTATGATAAGTTCCGTTCCTACATCAAAAATCCGGAAGGAACAATATTAGCTCAAACAGCTTTAGAATTAAAGAAAGTAATTGATACATTCGTTCTGGGTTTCTGGAACAAAGTCGGAGCAGGAAATAGAACAGGAACAGATTATACGACAGGAACAGTAACGGTAGCAGCAACGACAGGAGTTGTAACAGGAGTAGGAACAACCTTTACAGCAGCGATGGTCGGCAAACCTTTTAAAGCAGCCGGAATGTCAGCATGGGCTTTAGTTTCAGCTTGGGCTTCAACAACTTCAATCACAATCACTGATGATGTTGAAGATCCAGCAGTAGTCCCATACACAGGCGGAGCAATCGGAGCAGGCGCAACCTATACGATTCAAGCCGCAACTCCAGTTCAGATGACATCTTCAACAATCTTTGACCAATTGAATCAATTACAGGTTAAATTAAACAATGCTGAAATCCCGGCAGAAGATAGATGGGTAGTTGTTCCTCCGGAAGTATCAGCTCTAATCAAATTAAACGCTAATTTTAATCCATCAGGAGTACCTGAAGGGTATAGCAGATTCTCAACTCCTCCAAATGGTTCAATCGGAGGCTCACTAGCAGGATTCAAAGTCTATGAATCTCCAAGAGTAGTCGGAGATTCAGTCAACGGCTGGCACATAATGGCCGGACACAAATCAGCAATCACTTTCGCGATGGGTCTGACCGAAACAGGCATGGAAGATTTAATCGGAAACTTTGGAAAAGCATACAAATCACTTTATGTATACGGAGCTAAGGTAGTAGACGAGAGGCGCAAAGCTCTCACAGAGTTGTTTGGAAAACTCTAGACCTTAGCGCTACTTCGTAAACCCCCTTAGCGCAATATAAGCAAATAATATGGCTTTACTTGTAAGAGATAACAGAGTATATACACTTTCACTAAGGGATGGCGCGCCTACAACCGGGCCTTTGAATGCGTTGCCTATGACAGGCGATGCAGGATATTTCACTGAATCGGTTGATGTCGGGACATTTACTGAAGGTATTTTATTCTTATTGGTGGCCGGAGCAGTTGCCGGAACTTTAGATGTCAATTTGCAATATAGCGCGGATCAGGTTCACTGGATTGATTCGGGAGATGCTTTTGCCCAGGTTACCAGCACAAACGGATTGACAATCAAGAAACTGACTGCAGTCTTTGGAAAATATGTAAGATGTAGATTAAAGATTGCCAGTGGTGGTTCATATACAGTTACATTACAATTAAGTTTGAAAGGATAATATGCCAACATTTGAATTATTATTAGATTTACCGGGAGCAACACAAACTGAAATCAAAAGGATTCAGGCGATTACGGCTACGCTGAGAACTCCATCCGATAATGCTTTCTTGGCTAATCTATTACCTTATCTAAATAATGAAATCTTTTTAAAAGATGCCAGTGGAAATATAGTTTATGCTCAGGGAGAAAAATTGCCTACCGGATATTCCGGATTCTTAACCGGAGGTTTATTTAAACTCAGAGCAGTTCAAGGTGGAAGAACATTATATGAAAATGTCGGTACTGACTTATCAGCTACTTGGAGCTTGATAACAGTTGCAGATGCAGCTACTTCTCCATCTATTTCGCCTTCATCTAGTTCAAGTGCTTCGGCATCAGCCAGTACATCAGTTTCTCCTAGTTCGTCAGCTTCGCCTTCATCAAGCGTTAGTCCATCGGTATCGCCAAGTCCAAGCTCAAGTGCTTCAGCATCAGCAAGCTCGTCAGCATCGGCATCACCTAGCCTTTCTCCATCTGCATCGCTTTCTCCAAGTGCATCTCTTTCGCCATCTGCAAGTGCAAGCGCCAGTTCTAGTCCATCCCTGAGTCCTTCTGCTTCTGCATCAGCATCAAGTAGTGCTTCTTTATCGCCAAGTTCAAGTGCAAGTGCATCTCAAAGTATATCGCCTTCAGCCAGTGTATCGCCAAGTTCAAGTAAATCGCCATCGGCTTCTAATTCGCCTTCTGCAAGTTTGAGTCCTTCAGGGAGTGCCAGTCCGAGTGCATCAGCTTCAGCATCAGCAAGTTCTTCAGCTTCGCTTAGTCCGTCAGGTTCTGCTAGTCCATCAGGTTCAGCCAGTCCAAGTGCATCAGCAAGCCCTTCTATGTCGCCAAGCGCTAGTAAATCGCCATCAGCTAGCCCATCTCCAAGCTCATCCGCATCAGCTTCCCCAAGCTAGACTTGACAATTTGTCTATAATCTGTCTATAATTAGTCCATGAAGCAAATTCATTTCTATATAGACGAAGGAATGTTAGAACATTTGAATGCTATCCCCGGAACTCTTAGTCAACATATCCGGGAAGCCCTCTATCAATACCTCTTGAAAATACAACAACAAAGCGTATCTAATTCAAAATCTAAAGGAAGTGATGAAAATGGATAACGGTCAATTTTCTCCTCCGCCGGTCAGTGAAAAGTTAATGGACTTTCCAATGGCTATGGTAGAGATTATCAAAGGTAATAAGATAACTAGGGTTAGTTGGAATGATGTTAATGAATATGGAATATTAGCAGACGGCTGGCTTACAATTCATACTAAAGGAATATTCAATAAATGGACAGTCAATGACGGAGATTTAACAGGAACAGATTGGAAAGTATGCTAAGTGTTTTAATACCTAATCGTAATTCGCCTTTTTTAACAAAGACGATTGAAGATGTGCTACGCAACGCCGGTTGTGAAGTTGAGGTTATTGTTAATGTGGATGAGCTTTGGCCGGATAAGCTTCTGACCGATTCCAGAGTAACTTATATCCATCCTGCTCAACCGGTAGGCCTCAGGCAAGGCATCAACAACTGCGCAAAGCTGGCTAAAGGCGA